ACGTGCGTTTTTTTTGCGGGGGTTTTGAAAAGGGGGGGGGTGCAAAATGATATTAGACAAACACGGAATGCCAATTCAAACAAAAACAAAGGTTAAGGCCAAACGGTGTTCACCGGAAAAGCTAAACGCGTTTGTTTATTTGTTGGAAACGGTGGAAAAGCACCACCGGAAACACCACCGGCCGATGGCACGATTCAAAAGATCATTGCGTGGCCTGGCCTATGAAATAAAGTTCACACTTGGTGGATGATGGGTAAACGTGGACCACAACCGGAACCGGAAGCATTGGTGAAGGCCAAGCGCAATCCAAGCAAAAAGCAATTGCCAAAGAAAAAGGCACCAAGGAAATCGAAGATTCCAAAGGCACCAACATATTTGACCGCCGGCGCGGCACGCGAATGGAAACGGTTGGTGCCAAAGTTGGTGGAATTACAGTTGGCCACGGAATTGGATGTGCCGGCATTGGCGGCATATTGCTTGAATTATGATCGGTTTCGCCAAGCTGAATTGGATATCCGGCGCAATGGCATATTGGTGAAGGTTGGGAAAAACGGCGCGAAACAATCCAATCCATATTTGCCGGTTTCAAATCGCGCGTTGGCAGAAATGCAAAAGTTTTTTGCGGCCTTTGGTTTAACACCATCGGCGCGCATGGGATTGGGAATATCATTGGAAACGCGCACGCCACCAAAAACGGATGAAAAGAAAAAAGAAAAACCAATCGAACGTGTGTTGGATCGAATGAGTAAAACCGGATTAACAAATCCACACCGTGCGGAAGCATAACAACATGCGCATTCGCAAAGCGGTAACGCGCCATGAAACCGATCCGTTGCGATGGATCGAAATCAATCCACAAAGTGGAAGGGTTGCCATCCTGGTTTGCCAATGCGGCAACCGGTTATCATTGGAGCAATACACAATTGAAGCGGATGGCACCGTGCGGCCATCGGTGTTTTGCACATACGGTTGCGGATTCAACAACATGATAACATTGGATAAATGGGAACCTGGCAAGGCTAAAAAATAACCAAACGATGATGTGGTGATCATCCATGGCGAATCTAAAAAAAATTCCAAAATATTATTATGATCAAGATGCCGTGGATGAAGTGGTGGCATTTTTTGAAGATGGATTGCGCCATGTAAAGGGCCGCTTTGCCGGCAAACCTTTTATCCTGGCCAAATGGCAACGCGATTTTGTTAGCAAGGTTTTTGGATGGAAGCGCACCGATAATGGGTTGCGCCGGTATAGAATCGTATATTGCGAAATCCCAAAGAAGAACGGCAAATCAACATTCGCGGCCGGCCTGGCATTATACATGATGATTGCGGATGGCGAAGCCGGTGCGGAAGTTTATTCGTGCGCCGGCGATCGGAAACAGGCCGGCATAGTTTACAAGATCGCCAAACAAATGTGTGAAGAATCGCCATTGCTAAACGAACGCACGCAACGTTTCCGCGATTCAATCTTTGTTCCGGAATCATATAGTGTTTATGAAGCCGTGAACGCGGAAGATGGGACCAAACATGGATTGGATGCATCATGTGTGGCGTTCGATGAATTGCATGTTCAAAAAAAACGTGATCTATGGGATACCATGGAAAACGGTGTGGCCGCACGCGAACAACCATTGGTGTTTGCATTCACCACGGCCGGTTGGGATAAAACAACGATATGTTGGGAACAACACGAACATGCGTTGCGCGTGATGAACGGCGAAATTGAAGATGATGAATTTCTTGGTGTGATATATGCCGCCGATCCGGAAGATGATTGGGAATTGGAATCAACGTGGGCCAAGGCCAATCCAAACTATGGCATCACGATTCCAAAGGCATATTTCAAATCAAAGGCGAAGCGCGCCAAGTTGATGCCATCACAATTGGATGCATTCAAGCGGTTGCACCTTAACATTTGGACTTCCGGCGTTTCATCGTGGATACCGGTGGAAGAATGGAAAAAGTGCGAAGTTGGTGCAACCTTGGAAGATATGGCCGGCCGTGAATGTTTCGTCGGTGGTGATCTATCATCCACCAAGGATATTACATCGTTTTCATTTGTGTTTCCACCGGATGATGATTGGCCACGATGGATGGTTTTCCACCGGTTTTATATGCCGGAAGATAACATCAAAAAGCGAAATGATGAATCCAAAGGAAAGTATTTGCAATGGTTTGAGCGTGGTTATATTATTCCAACGCCTGGGAACATGGTCGATTATGATTTCATAAGGGAGGACTTGGAACAACTTGGCGGCAAAATTCACATATTACAAATGGCATTGGATAGATGGAACGCGGTTCAACTGATCACGCAATTCGTGAACGATGGTTTGGATGTGTTCATGTTCGGCCAAGGGTTTGCATCCATGGCCGCGCCAACCAAGGATTTGGAATTAAAGGTGTTGGCAAAGCACCTGGCACACGATGGAAATCCGGTAATGAATTGGATGGTTGGCAATACATCGGTTCAAACGGATGCGGCCGGTAACATGAAGCCGGATAAAAAGAAATCATCGGAAAAAATTGATGGTGTTGTATCAACAATCATGGCCATTGGAATCGCAATTGCATCCGATCCGGATAATTTCAAATCGGTATATGATGAACGTGGAATCGAATTCGTATGAAAAAACGCGCCGGAATATTTAAAAGAATTGCACAACGCGCATTGGATTGGGCCATGGAAGGCGAAGAATCAAAATTCGCATCCTGGTTTGGTGCATATGACAATGACACCGGATTAACAATCACCACCGAATCCGCGTTGGCATTATCGGCATATTCGGCCGGCGTTCGATTGTTGGCGGAAACCGTTGGCATGTTACCATTGAAACTTTACACGCGCGATGCCGATAACAATAAATCAGTTGTGAAGGAATCGGATGTTTCGCGCATCCTGGCCAAGCCAAACACATTTCAAACGCCAATGGAATTCCGCGAAATGGCCATGGGCCATTTGTTGTTGCGTGGCAATTTCTATGCGGAACAACTATCAACCGGCGGCCGCGGCGTGGATCAGTTGATGCCATTGCATCCGGATCGTGTCACGCCGTTTTGGGCGGCGCGTGGTGTTCGCGCATATAGGTATCAACCGGCCAATGGTGAATCACGAATCATTCTTGATTCGGAAATGTTCCATGTGATGTTCTTTTCCATTGATGGTTTATCCGGCCTTGATCCGGTTTCCATGCATCGCCGCGAACTTGGATTGCTAACCGGCGCGGAAAAATTCGGTGCCAAGTTCTTCAAGAATGATGCAACGCCAACATTGGCATTGGAATATCCAGGCAAGTTAAAACCGGAAGCGCGCCAAAACGTGAAGGAATCGTGGACAGCCGAACACCAAGGCGTTGAACGATCACACAAAACGGCGATCTTGGAAGAAGGAATGAAGGTTCACCAACTTTCAATCACGCCGGAAAACGCGCAATTTCTATCAACACTTCAAAACGGTGTGCAAAATGTGGCGCGCATGTTACGTGTTCCGCCGCACCTTTTATATGATTTAACAAACGCCACATTTTCCAACATTGAAATGCAATCCTTGGAATATGTGATTTACAGTTTAACGCCATGGCTTTCCAAGTGGGAACAACGCGTTTCCGTTTCGCTTTTGAATAGCGAAGAACAAGAAACCATGTTCGCGGAATTCCTGGTGGATGCATTATTGCGTGGCGATATCAAAGCAAGATACACCGCATATCAAATTGGAAAACAAAACGGTTGGTTGAACGCCAACGAAATCCGCGCATTCGAAAACATGAATGGCATTGGATCACAAGGTGATGTTTACACCGTACCATTGAACATGGCCAATGCCGATGAATTCCGTGATTTAACGGAAGCCGAACGCGGCGCAATTATACAAACAACATTCCGCGCGTTGTTGCGAACATTGCCACGGAATGAAATATTGAAAAGTTTGGAAGGAATGCCGGAATGAAAAACGCATTTGTGGATATGACACCGGAACAACGGTTGGAAGAAATCAAGAAAAGATATTACCGCGATCATGTGGCCGCGGATGGCCGTGAAACATTATTCGTTCCATGTTCCGATGATATCCGGCCGGAAGCACGCGCAATTGAACCGGATGAAAACGATGATGGATCAACCGGTGGCTTTGTGTTGGATGGATATGGTGCCGTTTTTGGAATGGATTCCGCCGGCATGTGGTTCACCGAACAAGTTGCGCAAGGCGCATTCCGTGAAACCATCGTATCGGATGATGTGGTTGGATTGTTCAATCATGATAAAAATTATGTGTTAGGGCGGAACACCGCACGCACAATGGAATTATCGGAAGATGATACCGGATTGAAATACAAGATCGATTTGCCGGATACATCCGTTGGCCGTGATGTTCACACATCCGTGAAGCGTGGCGATATCACCGGTTCATCTTTCAGTTTCCAAACCTTGGAAGATTTATGGGAATATTCGGAAGATGGCGAACACGTGAAACGCACGATCTTGAAAGTGAAGTTGTTCGATGTTGGTCCGGTAACATTTCCGGCGTATCCACAAACCACCGTGGCCGCGCGTGATATGTCAAATTTTATTGAAGAAATGAAAACGGTTCGCCACGCGGATGAAATTCCATGGCGACTTAACCACCAACGCCGTGAATTAGAAATCGAAAAAATAAAATAACGGCGGATCAGAAAAAGGAGTTGCCAACCATGGCCGATTTAAAAGCACTAAAAGCACAGCGATCCAAGGCGATCGAGGAAGCCCAAAAGATCAATGATCTTGCGGTGAATGAATCACGTGATCTTGATTCCACGGAACAAGAAAAATACGATAAGTTCTTCAATGAAGCGCAATCGTTGAAACGAACTATCGATCGTGAAGTTGAATTGCGCGAAGAACAACGCGAATTGGCCGCCGCCGCGGAAAACAATCCAATTCTAAATCCGGATCACAAGGATGCCGGAAGTGAACGCGAATTGGTGTTGCAAGCCGAATTCCGCGATTTCTTGCGCGGTGATATGTCTCCAAAAAATCTTGGTCCTGAATTGCGTGGACTCCAAGCGGATGCCGATGTGAAGGGCGGTTACATTGTTGCACCTGGCTTCCTGGCCAACGCGATCATCAAGGAAGTGGACAACATGGTTCACATCCGTGGCCTTTCCAATTACATGCAAGTGAATGGCATCAATTCACTTGGTGTTCCATCATTGGATTCCGATCCGGAAGATGGCGAGTGGACAAGCGAGATCAAAACCGTGTCGGAAGATGAGGAAATGGAATTCGGCCAACGTGAATTCGTGCCGCATCCATTAACCAAGTTGATCAAGGTTTCAGAGAAACTATTGATGAACGCACCGAACACGGAAGCATTGGTGGAAGGCCGCTTGGGGTACAAATTCGGCGTAACGCTTGAAAAGGCATACATGACCGGTTCCGGCGCACAGCAAGCATTGGGAGTGTTCACCGCATCGGATAACGGAATCCCAACAAGCCGTGACGTTTCCACCGATAACGGCGTTGATGCCGTAACCGCCGATGGTTTACGGAATGCATTTTATTCCGTGAACAAAGGTTATCGCGTGAACGGCAATTGGATTTTCCATCGTGATGGTGTGAAAATGATTTCCAAGTTGAAAGATGGCGAAGGCCAATACATTTGGAAAGCCGGCATCGCGGATGGCGCACCGGATACATTACTTGGCAAACCAATCTTGGAATCCGAGTATGCACCGAACACATTCACCACCGGATTGTATGCCGGAATTTTTGGCGATTTCAATTATTATTGGATCGTTGATTCCCTGCAAATGCAGATTCGCCGGTTGGATGAATTGTTCGCATTAACCAACCAAGTTGGTTTCAAAGGCATGATGTTTACCGATGGAATGCCAGTTCTTGGAAATGCCTTTGCACGTGTGAAGTTGGCGTAATTCCAACCACGCGCCAAGCGGCGTGAATTGTATGGCGGCCATCGTGTAAATGTTGGCCGCCATTTAACGTTAATTTCGATTCTTTGAAAGGAATAGAAAAATGCAAAACTTAGCAAAAAACGCATTGATCTCAAGCGCAGTTACACCAACCGCCGGTGCCGCCGGCACCACCGATATCGAAGGCACCGTGATCGATATGGCCGGTTTTGAATCCGTGTTCACGAAAGTGCGCATGGGTGCCATCACCGCCAACGCCGTTACATCCATCAAGATGCAACAAGGCGATGAATCCGATGGATCAGATATGGCCGATCTAACCGGCACGAAGATTGACATTGCCGATGATGATGATGGCGAAATCTTTGGCATCGATCTTGTAAAACCTGAAAAACGATATGTTCGATTGTATGTTGATCGCGCAACCGCCAATGCCGTTGTGGCCGATGCGGATTATACGCGTTATCAACCTGGCAAGGCACCAATTACACAAGGTGCCGGCGTAACGATCGAAACGCACGTTTCACCGATCGAAGGCACCGCATAACAGCAACCACCAATTGTTACGGCCACCGCGAATGATCACGGTGGCCAAAACTTTTTATCATAAGGGATTCCATCATGAGTGGATATTCAGCAAAAGTTTACATGGAACAAGGGGCGGCAAAACTTGTTGTGGATAATGGCGGTTCAATCCAGGTAATGACCGGCGGCAAAATTCTTCCAAATAGTGGAACACAAGCCGCGCACATTGCCGATCCATCCGGTGGCGCAACCACCGATGCGGAAGCGCGAACGGCCATTGATGCCATCCTTGTTGTGCTTGAATCGGTTGGTTTAACCGCTTCATCGTAAACCGATAAAACGCAGATTGGCCGCCGGCTTTTTTCCCCGATTGTGCCGGCGGCATTCTTGCGTTTTTTGTGATAATTGAAAAATGGAAAAGGTGATGAAAATGAAAAAAGGCGAACGCATTGTTATTGAAACGCTTGAAGCCGGTCCCAACGGCGTGCGTGAAATCGGAACAATCTTGGAAGTTGGCAAACACATATCCGTGAAGGATGCCACCGCAAAGGTTAAACATGGATATGCCAATGAATACACCGGCAAAAAGAATCCAAAGAAAAAAGAACGCACAATCGAATCAACGGAAGAATCCACATCCAATGTGGATTTGTTGGATGAAGCCGGTGTGAAGGGTTTGAAAACCAAAGCGGAATTGTTGGCCGCATGTGCATCCGCGCAATTCGATATTGATCCAAACAAACATTATCCGGAACGGCCGGCCACCAATGCACAGTTGAAAGAATTGTTGTTGAATGCATTGAAGCCATCGGAAGAAACCGTGGATGAAACCACCGGTGATGATGATCCGGAAACGCCGGAAGAAACCGTGGATGAAACCACCGGTGATGATGATCCGGAAACGCCGGAAGAAACCAAGGATGAAACGCCGGAAGATATCAAACGGCGTTTATCGTTGATGGAACCGGCCGCGTTGCTTGGCATTTGTGCCGATCCGGATTATAACATCACACCGCCGGATGGTGCAACCGCCGCGGAATTGGTTGAATTAATCATGGCCAAGATGGCCGAATAACACCGGAACCATCATGGCACATTCACACTTTGCGTTATCAATCGAAACCATTCCATCGAACGAACCGATATCCACCGCGGAAGCCAAAGCACATTTGCGCGTGGATATATCGGATGATGATACGTTGATCGATCGCCTTGTGAAAGCGGCGCGCCAACGCTTGGAAGCCGATACCGGCCAAGTGTTGATAACGCAAGTGTGGAACATGTATCTTGATTGTTTTCCATCATCCAACTATCAACCAATCAAGGTGTTGAATCCACCATTGGTTTCAATTGATTCCATCACATATGTGGATGGAAATGGTGATGTTCAAACCTGGGATTCATCCGAATATCGCGTTGATACAAAATCGATGCCGGCACGGATCACGCCGGCATCGGGTTATTCCTGGCCATCAATATCCAACGTGACAAATGCAATAACCATTCAATTCACCGCCGGATATGGTGATGATGGTTCCGATGTGTTGGAAGATTTGCGCCAAGCAATGTTAATGTTGATTGGCCATTGGTATGAAAAC